CCGCAGCTGCCGCAGCTTGTTGGGCGGCAGACAGATTTTGACCACCAAATCCAGCCAGTTGATGTGCGGCAGCAGCACGGTTTGCTTCCACACCGGCAGAGGCAGTAGCAGCAGCGGTCGCTTGACGCTGTTCACCCAGTTGACGTAGGTTGGTGTCAGCCAAGGCCATACGAGCGCCTCCAAGGCCACCAGCACCGCCGTACATGGCATTTTGCCCAGCCAACTGCTCACGGGTGGCTTCTCGACCAGCTTGCAAGGCTCCCTGAACTTGTTGTTCTTTGTATTGTGGGCCAAACAAGGATGCCAGGCCGGTCAGGCCAGTTGCCAGTGCCCCAGTACCGGCGACTTCTTGCAAAGCACCGGTTCGACCAGCAACTTCAGATGCATTACCAGCAGCTTTAGTAACGGCTGGCATAACCTCGCCCATGACATTACCAGCGCCACTTACGGTACTTGCGTAGGCTGGCATTGCCGTGTTTTTAAGAAAATCAGTTTGTGTTCTGAGCAATTCTTTTTGCTCAGGGGTCATTTGAACTGTTGTTTGTTGACCACCAGATGATTTACCGCCGCCCATGATTTATCTCCTTATTGAGGTGATGCGTTGTTTTTACCACCGCCTTGACCGCCGCCAGCGCCCTTAGCCATAGGCTGACCGTTTGGGCCACCAGCAACAGCACCCGTATTGTCAATAGTGTTTGGGTATGGATTGCCACTTGTGCTGCCATCTGTTTGTCCAACAAAATTAGGGTTTACCGGAGCCATACCAGTGTTGCCATTGGTGTTGGGACTTCCCATTGTTGGTTGACCAGAGGTTGCAGACATGCTGCCTTTACCACTGCCACCAGGCGTACTTGGAGAAACTCCAGCACCCTTACTAGCGGGTTGTGAAGACTGACTTGACTGAACTTGTGCAGAAGGTGCGCCCATGATTTCCCTTATCGGAAGAATTTGCCGACCATCCAGCAAACAACTGAATATCTCGTTCCCTCTTCAATGTCCTCAACGCCATGCATGAGGAAACTGGGAAATACAAGAACTGTGCCTTTGCTTTGCGGGGGATAGAACCGTTGGTGACCGTTCTGTAAATAAAATTTGCCGCCTTTGAAATCGTCATTCAAGAAAGCCAATACGGTGAGTTTACGACAATCCTCGCCATGTGCCAAGAAAGTATCTACATGAGAGGTATACCGTCCACCGGCAGGATAAATCAAGAATTCAGCCTGATTAGCGTGGGTGATGTCAAATTTCCAATTGTGATGGTTAGCAGCAAGTCCAGCTGCAGCCAGCCGTCCACCAATATCCTTGTAGGTAGGTAGAAGAACTCGTTCTACATTTCTGATTGACTTGTCAATTCGATTTTCAATTCCACCAATAAAAGGTTGTTCTTTTGGCACAGCAGACTGGCTGTACAGCTTGATCAGGGAATCACAGGCTTCCTTGGTCAGGATGTCTGTGTAAACCCATTGCTGCATGTCTTGAACTGGCAAATTCAAACCTTGTCGCTTGTCAAATTTCCATTCTTTGTGTGGCCCATCGGCATCAACGTAGTGAAGGAAAACCTGAGCTTGCCACTCACCCTTGAATTTTTTGCGCCAGTGGTACTTGTCCATTCCACGGTAAAGAACAGCATCTCCAACAGCCATTTCAACCTTGGACGCATTTGCACCGCCCTCGTCACCCATGTAAATAGGCCAGACTTTACCCTCAAAGCCAAGGGTTAATGTGGCACTGATTTCACAAGATTCACGATCAGTGTGAATTTTCAGTGTTTCGCCTGGCTTGTACAAACGAGCATAACTGTAAGTTGGATAAAGCCGCTTGCCTGATGCTTTTTCAAAGTGAGGCAAAAGATCGACAAGCAATTTGTCAAACACCACATTTCCGTGAACAGCTTCAGACTTTGGACATTGCTCGTCTTTAACTGTAACTTGCTGGGCAACCAGCTGCTTCAATTCAGCAGTCAATTCTTTGCAATTATCAATATCAAGGAACCCCTTGAGGTGTACATACTTTTCAATAGTGAACTGAGACAGTTGATTACACATTAAGCCTCCGGTGGAATTGGAATAGGTTTGATTGTTTGATCAGATGGTTCGTACCAGAACTGATCTGCCACTACGTCATCTGCACATGGTGTCCAAAACATCTCTGTAGATACAGGAAATGTTTGTCCTTCTGCAACAACTTCTGCCACACGATAACCCGTTTCACGGAATTCAATGGTTGAAATTAATGCTTGTTTCATTAATAAAACTCCTCTACGATAATTGCGCCTGTAGAACCTGCTTTAGAACCATAAACACTTGTTGGGCCGGGTGAACCAGCCCCTCCTGCCCCGCCTCCATATAAACCAGAAGTTGTGGGTCGTGTAGCAGATTGGCCACCATCGCCTCCGCTACCAACAATCGTTGGCCCTCCAAACCCACCAGTTCCAAGAGCAAAAGGAACTTGACCAGCCGATCCTCCAGTATTAAGTGTTCCACCCGATCCTAAACCACCACCTACCCCATCTCCTGTTGAAGATGGACTTGATCTTAGACCACCAAGCCCACCAGTAGCAGAAATTACAGTAACAGGAGCGACTCCAAAGGAGGAAGTTCCTCCCGTTCCTCCTGGAGCGGGGGGACTTGAGCCTGGGCCATTATTTCCCGCAGTGCCTCCAGCTCCAACTGTATAAGGTTGTGGGCCAGGAAGTGAAGGAGCAGGATAAATACGAATAGAAGCTCCACCGCCACCAGCACCACCAGTAGATCCAGTAAAAGTGCCACCAGAGCCGCCTCCACCGCCAACAACAGTTACTTTAATTGCTTTTAATCCAGCACCTTTTGTCCATGTGCCAGGCGATTGATAAACATTCAATACTGGTACTCCAGTAGCTCCTGCTGTTGCTTGTACAGATGAATCTGGAAAAGTTACACCAGGTGCGCCAATTGATGTTGTTGCCATGCTTTACTCCTTTTATCCTGCACTGATAGTGCCAGTTGATGAAATTGTCACTATGGTTGTTGCGCCATATTTGATAACCAAATTTGCTCCAACTTGTAAAATTGTAAAATTGGTTGTAGCCAAACTTCCTGCTGACCCACTAGCATTACCACTTACATTTATTGCCCAAGTGCCAGTTGCTCCAGTTCCATTAGGAGCAGGAATATCAGTGCCTATTGCAAGGCCAAGATTTGTTCTGGCAGCAGAAGCTGTTGATGCGTTTGTACCACCCTTAGCAAGGGTTACAGGCGCATTGATTTGACTAGGCGGCATCCCGCCCGAAGAATCCAGACTGTTGGCAAAGTTTGCCAGATTCATTGCTTGGGTCATTTTGTACCTTTCAGCATTTCTATTTCAGATTTTAAGCTTTCAAGCTGCTTTTGCATATCATCAAACAACTCCCTCATGCTGGGCTTGTATTCCAATTGGAACGGCATATCCATACCCAAAACACCCGCAGAACCACCGGAAGATGAAGATGCTTCTCCAGCTTTGTTGAAAGCAATAAATTGCATTGGCTGACCGCTGAAAGACAAGGCTCCAACAAGAACAATGCTGTATGTCAGCGTGGCAGAGCCAGGAATTGTGTAATCAGTACCAGGCTTCAGCAAAGCGCCATTCAACCACATTAAGTGAGAGTTTCTGTAAAACTGAGTTGGAAATACCACGCTTGATGAAGCATAAGCAGTTTCAACATAGTTTTCAGTAAATATTAAAGCATTGGCATTGTTAAAAGCAAACACTACGATATTGCAGTCTCCACCAACTGAAGGTGTGTACAACTCATAGCCTTGGTTTGTTCCAATGTAATCGTAGTCAGAATCAACTAATAAAACACCATTGATAAAAATAACCTCTGATCCATCGACATTGCTTGCTGGTATTAATGTTTGACCATAAATCAATGTTTCATTTTGAACAACAAATGGCACTTTGTCTGCCGAAGTTGCCGCATCAATCAGCCTGATGTAGTACATCTGAATAATGTCGCCAACTACACATGCGCTTGCCAATGTGACTGTGGTTGCCGTTCTTGTGAAATCAGTGCCAGGCTTTAAAAACGATCCATTGCGAAACACAAGAATTTGATCGGCTTGAGAATTTGAAAAAGTAAATGCGGTTTGTCCAGCAGTGGCTGTTGTTTGCAATGTGCTGTAAAGCACAGTGTCAAGTGGCGCTGCTTGAATGATTCGACCAAACTGATCAACTTCAATTGTTGAAGTACTGGCGGGATCAAATGCATACCCACCAGAATCCCTACCCTGCCCATATGGGTCAAGGTTAATATTCAAGATGCCATTTGCACCAAGATTGGAATACCCAATGCGACCAGATGTCGGGCTGGTAACGCTGGTCACCAAAAGTCCTGAACGAGTATAAAGATCAATGTAGGGGTCATTGGTGACTGTTTGACCAGACACATTAAACCAACCTGTTGAGTCAGGCGCAGCAATTGATAAATTGATTTGAACGGTGTTTCCACCGGTTGTTCTGACCCACAAATTGACATCATCAATTAAAGCGCCGCCAGCATCAAACCATGTGTAGTCAGCAGGGTTGCTGTCAATTGCAATGATGTCGGATGGCTGAAGGCCGTACCATGTTTTTCCAGCGGGGTCTGTAGACGTTGTGCCGCCCGTAGAACTGGTTCCATACAGCAACAGCAAATATCTGTAAGGCGACTCAATAATTAATGGTGAACTGGAAATAATACCAATATCGCTTACCGCACCCAAGGTGGCAACATCAAGGTTCAGGGTTGTCCCATACATGTACGGGATGTAACCAATTGGCTTGTTTTCTGCCGGAACTAACGAAATGTTTCTGCCACCAAAGCTGCGGTAATACAACTGATAGGTCGTACCAAAGTCAAATGGCGACCATTCATAGTCTGTTGGGTCTGTTGATGTGGTGTTGTCTTCGGATGTGTAGACACCATAAAACAAAGCATCAGTCGGATCATCGCTGAATCCTGTGCCAACGCTATCAGTGGCAAACTTGATCGACATCCATTGCAAAAATGGTTGAAACGGGTTGTCCAGATCGATGGAGCGCAACGGCACAAGCCGCCAGTTTTGATTCAGATCAGGAGCTTCCTGTGATGCCGCAAATGATGCATGGCGACCACCGGCAGTTACAACCCACAAAATCTTGGTGGCTCCAAAGCCTCCAGTGACTTGAAACCATGTGTACTGGTTTGGGTTGGTGCTTTCTGTAACCGTATTAGTGTTGTAAATGCCAAAGTACAGTCTGCCATAAGGGTTGTCTGAAAAATTCAGACCAGCAGGGTTATCCGCATATTTGACATCTAAGTACCGATATTGGTACTGAAGCAAAGTACCAACAGAATTGGAAATAAAGCCTGTTTCTGGATTGTTGTTAACAACGTATTGCCCAGGCGGTGTCTGAGGGCTTAGATTCGCCAAGATGTAGTTGATCGCCTCAGAAATCTCTGATGGCGTAGGGTTGCCGTCAAGTAAAAACGGCATTAGAACGCATCCTCAACAACACTGGCTTGCCAATTCATGGCGGTCAAATTCCATGCATCTGTCGCATCATTGGATTCAACCTTGATGGACACGGTACGCACAGAATTCTGCTGGGTAGTCACCCAAGGATTGTCGGTCACTATAGCAACATGGCCTGTTTGACCATAAGTTGGGTCTTGAGCCGTTGAGTTTGCCCCGCCAAGGGTAATGTCAACCGTTCCAGTTCCAGCAATTTCCGGCAGGGCTCGGTGGATGTACACCTTGGAACTGTAAGGAACCGGCCCTTTGTCTGTTTGTAAAACCACGTTGTTGCGTTCAAACAACGCAGGAATTGGTGCGCCATCAAACGAATTGCCTTGACCGGTTTGAACCATTTGGGCGCTGGACACGCCGCCCACACCATAGGTGACGCATCTTGAGGCGTACATGAAGTCGCCCTCATCAGAGTTGTACACAGGCGCTTCACAGGCGTTACAGGCTCCCTGAACGTCTTTTGGAGCATTCCAGACATTCAGGTCATACCGCCATGACAGCATCTTGTTGCACCAACCAGTACTGTTAAGATCAGGGTAATAGATCTCAATTTGATATTTTTGTGTGTTGTTCACCACAAACAAACGGTCTTGATAGGTTGGGCTAAGGTTGGCAAAGAAATAATTTCTGACCTTCTGGTTGCCCAAAGAACTGAAATTAGACCCGTCAAATACCCAAATATCACGGCTGTCGATGCCATAAACATATTGGTCAGTGTTGGCCCAGCAATTGTTGTTCAGCAAGCCACGGCCTTGATTAAACAGGCGCACTCCAAAGATCGGAGCGGTGCTGCTTTGGTAGGCGATAGGGCTAAACACTACAGTGTCCCAGTAGGAGCAGACATAAAAGTTGCCGCCCAAGAAAAAGCCATCAATCAACGGGCCACGCACGGGCACTTCTTGTTCGTTGGCAATGTTGGTCAGGGTAGGCTCCCAAGTGGCTGGAACACCGGTATTTGCAAATGCTTGTGACCATCTGACGGTCGTTGGGTAATTAACGGTGACGCTGGTATCCAAATCTTCGGTCAGGTTGCCAGCAATCAGGATGTTGCCAACATTGGGTGAACAGAAGTTGCGAACAAACGCTGCACGGGTTGCCACCACGCTTGTGCCGTAATTCCAAACAAAATTGTCCGGCGCTGAGTCATAAATTTGAATTTCAGTGTCAGTCGGGCGGTAATACATCGGTGGACGCAATGTGTCATTGATAAAGAACACACCTCCAACCCATGATGTCGTAATGTTTAAGTCATCGTTGTAGCCAGACAGGGCAGCATTGGGGTTGGCTCCAAAGCCTGGTGTTATGTTGGTAATGCCCAAAGCTGTAATCTGATACCACTTTCCCTCACGGGTAGCTGCAATGTAAATCCAAGTGGCTTGTGTGCGGAAGTTGCCTTCAATGAATATTGTGTGGCCTGGGATCTGATCCAGAATTGACTGTTCGCCATTGATTTTTTTGATGCCACGCACATCTGCTTCTACGTTCAAACCGCTGTTGTACTCGTTTGGGCCCAAAGCATTGCTGGGCACATCGGGTGTGAAACTCATGTTCAGGAACGGGGTTCGCAGACGAGTGTAATCAGACATAGTGTTCCTCGGTCGTATCCCGTTGATTCTAGAGGTTTTTGGCTTGTATGTGAGGGATGATTTCCACCGGCAGCAGGAAGCTGTCAATGTTGAATTCGGTGGCTTCCCACCACAAAAACTGGTTTGGAGCTAAAAAACACCGGTCTTTGAGCAAATTTGTGTTTTCCGGATGCCCAAAAATCAGTGGATCAGACACTGACCACAGCACTACGCCTGGTTTGTTCTCTGTCCAGCAAAGGTGTTGGAAGAAACTATCCACACCAACCCATGTCCGACATTCCTGAATCAGGCTGCGGAGTTCGGCAATAGACAGATCACATCTGAAATCATCGACCAATTGCCTTTCGCCGGTCACACCAATTTGAACGATTGGCTCATCAATCATGGCAATCAATTCTTGCCAATATGGAAAGTTCTTAGGGTTTACCTTGCCTGATGGCAAAGCTTTGGAAAAGGGATGGATGATGATCACAGGTACATCCTTTCAAAAGCCTCTTGCAGACTTCCTGTCCACTTCCATTGATCCATCTTTTTGTAGATGTTCCATTGTTCAATGTCGCCATACAAAGACATGGCGGTGGCTATTGACTCGCCTTGGATGACATCTGGATAGCAAGTAAATACCCGTGCATTCTTGATCTTGGGCAAAACCTTGCTGAACACAATATGGTCACCCAAGCCGCAATTCAGCACCACAATCGTGCCGTTTGCCATAGCCACATGGTTTTTAAATATTTGCTCATCATGAAAGTAGAGTGATGGATCTTTTTCCACTCGAATACCGCCATGAGCATCTTTCAAATGCCATGAAATTGCATTGGGCACGACAAACAATTTCCATCCCTTTTGATGCAGACCATAGGTAAACAAGCTTTCTTCTCTGTGCGCCACTCTGGACAAGGCAAGGTTGTAGTCATGTACACCGGCACGATAGAGAAATGATTGATAAAGATGTTCGACCTGTTTCTTTTCTTTGATCCAGCCCCATTGAATGTTTGGCTCACGCTCAATATTGGCAATCAAGCCTGTTGAATTCAGGATTTCAGGCACAAGCGGAGGGTTCATGATTGTCCCGCCTACAGCGCCAACATCATGAGTAACGTGTCTACAAAGCGTTTCAAGAACATTTGGCTCGGGCACAGCGTCATCATCGACACGCCACACAAACTCATAACCCATTGTGTTTGCCATCTGATGAATGTGATGCTGCCCTTTTTTGGGAGCAAATACAAATTCCCAATCAATGCCTTTGCATTTCAGGACATAGAAAAGATTTTGATAAAGCGGCTCTTCCCGCAAATCCTTGGGCTCATCATTGTCATCAAAGATCATCAGCTTGTCTGGCAACCTTGTTTGATTCATTACGGCTTGAATGACCAATGGCAAGGTGGTGAAGTATCTACCTCTGGTGGCAATGGAGCAAAGTACCTTATTCATTGTCCCACCTACAAAGCATTAGATTACAGCGGTTTGTTTCGCTGACAGGTTCCATTGTGGTTGTGCATTTCCCATGTTCAGACACATAAGCAAAGTCAAAACCGACAAAATCTTTTTCTGTCAAGCCATGCAACTTATGATGTTCACCCCAAAAACCAACAGGCTCATTATGCGGAACACTAATCAGCAATCGTTTGCAATGCTGTTTAAGTCTTTCAACAACTTCAAGGCCATTGTCTAAATGCTCAATGACCTCAAAAGCCAAAATAGTTTCATGTTCCAACAGTTCATAGGTATTGATGTCTGCATGTACAAACCATCGCTTCAATCCCCAATCTTGTTCTTTTGCCGCATCAATAATGATGGGGTCGTAATCAAGTCCAAGATAATTTATTTGTTGAGGGAAGAATTGCGTACCGTATCCAGTAGAGCAACCAATCTCCAACATTGAGTTTCCGCATAGGTGTTGGTTTGCCCACATGTATCGAGCAGCTTCTCTAACGTGGACTTGATCGCCCTTGAGAAATACTGCACGTTCAAAGTTGTTGGTCAGTCGCCAACGATACCAATCAGGATGATGCTCTTTAGCAAGTTTTAGTACATGAATATCTAAGATTTTTTCCCATTGCGTTGCTATGTCAAGTCCATACAATTCTTTGCTTTTCATTTTTCTCCATTCAACTTTTTCAATTCCAATTCAAGGTTAATAACTCGTTGTGCGAGTTGGATACATGCTACCAAAGCCGCATTGCCATATGCCAATGACAACATGCCATCTTCTTTTTCAGCAACTGCTTCAGGTAAAAACTTTTGGATGTCTTGAGCCGAAGCGCCAACTTGACGGGCAGTTGAGTTAATGTGATCGTAAGTACCATGTTTGACTGTTGCCAATTGATCAACAAGATCAATATTTAAATTAGCCCAGTTTGATTTCAGACGCTCATCTGATGAGCCTGTGTGCGTGACAGCACTTAAATCCCCAGTTGATGGCGTGAAATAGACCGCTGATGTTGTTGAAACAGTAGGTGTTTGATTGGAGCCAGCCGCAGCTACACCAACCACATATTGAGTGGTTGCAGCAGTGCTTGCAGTTGCATTGATAGCAGTACCTGGGCCAGTGCCTCCAGTGGCTCCTGAATAACCTGAATACCCAGAAATACCGGAATATCCAGAAAAACCTGATGTGCCATTTGTGCCATTTGATCCACTGTAGCCACTGAAACCAGATGTACCAACAGCGCCGGAATATCCGGAAAAACCAGACGTTCCATTTGTTCCGCTATAACCTGAAATTCCGGAATATCCAGAAAATCCAGACGTTCCTACAGCGCCAGAGTATCCACTGATGCCCGAAAAGCCTGAATAGCCAGAAACGCCAGAACCTGAGTAGCCAGAAAATCCAGATGTGCCGACAGCACCGGAATATCCAGAAATGCCGCTGTAGCCCGAATAGCCGCTGATGCCGCTGTATCCAGATTGGGTGTACATGACTTGTGTAGCAGTCACAATCAAAGAAGGAATTGCCGGACTGATACCACTGGCAGCAGTGTAGTCAAGACCAATACTGGTATTGTTTGTTGACCAAACCAACTCAACGTAATCATTTGCCGTCAATGGCAATACAAAATTCCATGCTGGAACCACATACGGATTATTGGTTGGGCAAGTAATCTTTGTGTCAGTGTCTGGAACATTCGTACCGTTTTTACGCAGCCAAATATTGACAAGTTCTCCAGATCCACCGCCAGCATTGTTGTGCAATTGAGCAGAAAACTGAATGTTATACACAGCAGTATTTGCAAATGTAATGCGTGAACTTGAAACAATAGAAACGCCGCTTGAATCGGGGTCTGTGTTGTTTAAGGTCATTGCATAGGCAGTGTTAATTGCCGCTGCTGTTTGACTTGCCGTTGACCAAAAAGATCCCCAGTAACCTTGTGTACCGCCAGCACCCACAGCGCCAGAATATCCGCTGTATCCAGATCTTCCGGAAAAGCCTGAAATGCCGCTGTAGCCGCTGAAACCAGACACGCCGCTACCTGAGTACCCAGAGTATCCAGAAAAGCCGCTTACGCCCGATCCTGAGTATCCAGAGATGCCAGAAAATCCACTTGTTCCGGAAAACCCAGAAATGCCAGAAAAACCTGAATAGCCAGATATACCGGAATACCCTGAAGTACCCACAGCCCCGCTGTATCCAGAATAACCTGAAGTACCTGACGCACCAGAATAGCCTGACACACCGCTTCCGGAAAAACCTGAGTATCCGCTTCGACCGCTAAAGCCACTGATTCCAGAAAACCCGCTGATGCCTGAATATCCGCTGGCTCCGGAATAGCCTGATGTTCCAACAGCACCGCTGTATCCGGAAGCACCAGAATAACCAGAAATGCCTGAATAGCCACTTTGACCAGAACCTGAAAACCCACTGAGGCCGGACGCACCGCTGTAACCTGAATATCCGCTGTAACCAGATGTGCCAACTTGACCAAATAAACCTGGAACCGTCCATGTCAAAGGATCTGTATTTCTAGAATTGACAAGTGTGATTGATACCCAAATTTGATCAGGGTATGTAACTGATGTCGGTGGTTGTGATGTCCATCCAGACGGGGCAGTACCAGAGTTTGTTGTAAAGCTCCATGAGCCACCGGTCGGAGTTGCTGGAGCAGTTGCGGCTACTTGAAAAACAAACCATTCAAAGTATGAGCCGCCAAAGGTAGTACCGCTGCCATATAAACCGGCTGATTCAGAACCTGGGGATGCCACAACAGAGCCATTAGGGCTCGTACCATACAAACCAGGCGTTGCAGCACCAGGTTGTGCAATGATTGCTCCATCTCCACTGCTTCCATAGAGGCCACCTGTTGCCATGTTTTACCTCACTTAAAGCTGTATCTTGGGCTGCGGGGTTGGAATTCAGATGTTAAATGCTGATCTCCACCACGCCACTTGTCCTTGAAGTTTTGATCTTCAATCTTGCCGTAGGCATCTTCAAAGCGACCATCCCATTTCAAAGCTTCTTCGTTGTTTTTGTTTTTGTCGTAGTACGCCCACAATGTGCCGTACATGTAGCCTTCCGGAAAGGAAGCTAAGGCCGAATTGTTTTGAACAATTGGGTTAAGTTCATCCTCTGTTGGACTAAACAAAAATGGAAATGTTCGCTGGTAGTACGCTTTGATAACAACGGCAGCGCCAGGGTTTGGCGTAAACACATAGTTTGGCCCAACCTCACTGAATGACGCTCGAATCACTCTAGGTACACCAAAGGGTCGGACGTACAGTTGGTCAATCATGCGGCGGCGAATGATCTCTCTGTCGCCCACACGGTCGTAAATAATCCACGGGCCATAGGCTGAAGGATTTTCTTCATTTGACGGCTGGGTTTCTTGGAAAAACAAAATAGGCCAATTCATGTCTGCCGGAATTGGAGCCATGCCGTTTGTATCTGTAGTCAGAATAGTTGGATCAGCCGCATCGTATGGATTGGTACGAAGACCAGGCAACTCAATCACACGCATCTTAAGTTCAGCCAATTGAATACAAGCTTGAATCTCCAAAGATGATTGTGTTGGTAATTTGAGTATGACAGCGCCAGGATAAGTAACAGCAGACCAAACGGCTTCTGGGTCGCTGACAGTGATTGTGGTGCTGGTGGTGCTTAATATTGCGGTGTAGTTCTTGATGCCATTGGAAATGAAGTCACCTTCAAACACCAAGGTTGTCGGATCAGCCGAAACCGTAATGATGCCAGTTGCTGAATCATAGGAAGTGGCAGTAATTGTCAAAGGTGATGGTATTGCCCCTACCCACTGTGCAATGCGGCTTACAAGCGCATTAGCTGATTGAATAAATAGGGACATGGACTACCTCACTTGGTCGGAATAGCTGGATTGTAGGGCAGAGGTATCTTTCCGCTTGGGTGGCAAACAAAATCAGAATAGTATTCATTGACAATGGCATAAAACAAGATTTTGTCTTCTTTTTCTTGTTTAATTAAATCCCAAGGACGGTTGTTGAACCACTTTGATGCAATTTCATGGGCAAAGCATTTGGGAAGCTGCATCGCATGAAACGTACCGGCAAACAGCGGGTTGTCTGTTCCATAAATCTTGTGAAACTCCCGGCGCTCTTTGCAGAATTGCTTAACTTCTTCAACATTCTTTTGATCGTATTGAACATACCGGTGACCATTGATTGCGCCAACCTTGTAATCCAAGTTTTTGGTTTTGAATGTTTGTGACCAAGTACCAGACTTGACCTCTTTAAAAAGTTTGTCGTTTTGGCGAAATACGCCATCTATGCCAGCCTCAAGATTGCCTTTGGTGAAGTAATCTTCACTGATTTGCGGTGTTGAGTCGTTGTCCAATTCCATACTTTGCTCCTAAACAAGGAAAGCCCCGAAGGGCCTTCCCATCTTGGTGATTAAGCCAAGTAACGCTTGACTTGAGCGGCAGGACGAGCAGTCGTAACCACTGTACCGGATGTCATAGCTGCCAAAACAGCCACACCAGCAGGGTTGCGAACAATCAATGTACCTTCCATGATGTATTGATCCAAAGAAGCATCAGCATTGCTGAAGACTTCGTTATTTGGGCCAAGTTCACGCAAAGAACCCCACTGAATAACATCAGGATTCAAGAACAGAATCGAGGTGTTATCTGAGCCAGTCTGATCCATGATCCAAGAATCATCAATCTGATAGGTGTAGTTGAAGTCACCTTCGTATGTACCAATCGTGTCGCCCTTGTCAGCAGGGTTAAAACGGTTGATAGAACGGCTCTGAGGAATATTGTCAGAGATGGTGGTACGCAACGAGGTTGGGACAACCATGTTGGTAATCTTGGCATTAAAACGCTGTTCAGCGGCAGTAACCAATTGCTTGTACAGCACGGGGCTGAAAGCTTGCAAGGTAACATCATCACCAAAAGAGAAATATCCAAGACCAGCATTGCTCAACACACCATCAAAAGGAGTATTGGTAGCAGTTGGAGAGGTAGTGTCATCGCCATCGCTGGTAGCAATGTTTAAGACAGAAACACCGTCTGTGTCATTACCTGAACGAGTTCCAGCAAAAGAGAATAGTGAACCAAAACGGCGACCGTCATTAGGTGAGCCACCCTGAGTTGCTGCCTGACCTGAATATTTAATGGAAGCGCCATCGGCACGAACCATTTGCAATTCAACGTCAAACATGATCTCAGTCAATTGCTTGACTTCTTGGTAAGCCTGAGGATCACCACCAGCTTGTTCTACAGCACGGGCAGTGCCAGTAGCACCAATAGTGGTTGTAAAAATCTGCGTGTAATTACCGCAGTTAGCACGGGTGTTACTGTCAGCATTACCAGCAGAAACAGCAGCGCCTTCTAACTTGGCATTCAGGGTTGGTTGACGGAAATAGTCAATAGGCCAAATGTGCAGAGTCGAATTAACTTTGCGTTTTTTGGACATTGCCATGTTGGTGATTGGAGTGCGGTCTTTAACGTAGTTAGAGACAGTCAAGTCCAGATCCTTAACAACGATGTCGGTCGCATAAGCGCCATTACCATTGCCAAGGCTTGTTGAGGTGATTGTAGACATTTAAAACTCCTTGAAGATTAACGGCGGCGTGTTTTGTTAGCCGCCAACATTGTTGCCAATAGATCCCGTGCTGCGACTTTATCGCCTTTGTTGGCTCGTTCTTGAAGTTGTGCGGTTGCAGGGGTTGGCGATGTTTTGGATCTAGCCGTCAGTTTATTGGACGCAGCCAATGAACCACCAGCGTTCTTCACTTTAGGGCCTTCTCGAAACTTCATACCGTCCCGAATCAATCCCAAAATGTACTCATCACTGGACACCAAATCAATGTTTGGAACACCAGGGACAAATGAACCCTTTGCACCTTTCCAATCCTTTTCCAGTTTTCCCCTCAGTTCTTCAAAATTAGCTTTGTTGGCTAACTCCTTGTCACTGAAACTCTGTCTAGCTTGTTCAAGTTGTTCTTGAACCATCTGCGACCGAGCTTGAAAAAACTGTTCAACCTTCGGGCGGTTTGATCGAATGAAATTGGCTTTCTCTTCAATCAGTTGGGAGTTTTGGCGAATTGCCGCTTCTGCCTTGCTACGACCTATTTCGTCAGTAGCCTGATTTCGGATCTGCTCCCATTGCTGGTTGTATTGTTGTAAAGTAACTAACTCATCTGCCGCACCTTGTAGCTGCGGAACAATTGTTAATTCCAATCCAATTTGTAAACCATCAAGTTCAATCTTTCGCTTGCCCTGAAACTCTTCAAAATCTGCCTTTTCGGCTTTAAGTTTTCGCGCATTTTCATGTATAGCACTGCCTTGACCAAGAATAGCAGCCGCCTTAGATGCTGAGAGTTCCACAAAGCCGCCTTCTGCGTCCTTGTTTGGAATTTTCAACATTACATTAGGATTCTGCTCCGCAAATTCCAAGAAGTTGACAGCTTCGTTTACTCCATCGGAGGATTCAGCTTCTTCTTCGGACTTTATCGGCTCATCAGTCGATGCATTGCTTACTTCAGGTTCGGCTTCCTCTTCAGGAGCCGCCTCCGGTGCTGAACTGTTTCCAGTTGTACCGGCTGGTGGCGGCTGACTTCCATCTGGTTGCGGTGTGTTACGCCTGTTGGCGGCAATCATCGCAGCTATGGAGTCGGCAGTTGGTGCGCTACCAGTTTGCTCAGTGGCGGTCGCTTGTGCGATTACGTCTGACATATCTTACCCTTATTTCTCTAAAGTTTCAGCCTTTTTACGGGCCACCTTTCCGAGAAGTTCCTGCTTTTCGACAAAGCCAAGAAAATCCCGAACCCCAGCAACAAAATGTGCGTTGCTAATCCGATCAGCGTCTGTGCTTACATCTTCCAAACGCTCCAACAAGTTAAACCTGTACAGGTTAAACATCAATGCAAAATCTTCATTCAAAAGAAGGCGGCTGGCGCATTCTCCATTTTGTAAAACAAGTGTTCGTTGTTCTGGACTTGCCTCCTTGTATGTGTGTTGTACCCTTGTTCGGCGGTTGAATGCCTCCCTGATTTTCAATACCATGCTTTTCATTGCTATCCTTTATCAGTCAATTTCAACGGCACTCAGCTTTCCACTGGCTGCTGCTTTCTTTACAAATTCGTTGTCTATGTCAATGTCTTCAATTTTCTTGTACAACAATTCAGCTTGAGCAACCTTTTCTTGGGTACTGGCTTTGTTCAGATCCATTTTGGTTTGCTTTTCTTGGTCATCCATGCTTGGGCCTTGTTGGGATCTAGCTTGAGCAATTTTTCCTGCTTCTTCTATTGTCGGCAAGTATGCGTCTACGTCTTTGACGTTCAACACTCGCAAGGTGTCCTCGTAAGGACGGCGCACCTTAGCAAACAACTCAGGGACGCTTGGGTCAAGCTGCATCATGGCTTGAGCAAAAGCTGTTTGACATTGAACAATCAACTGTTGACGGGTCAAGCGGTTTTCTTCAGACAAGAAACCCAGTGCTAAATCTATGTTGATCAACTTACGATCAATAAACTCAAAGTTTTTCATAGACAAGGCATCCATGAATGGTTTACCGCCAGACACTACACCAGCCAACTGTTGGATGTTGTAATCATCTTCATATTGAATAAGGGTTTTCCAGACCAGATAGATCATGTCTCGCAAGCCAATGGCGCAGTTCTTGACCATCTCATCTTGAATCAATTGATTTGGCCCCATAGCCAATTGGAGCTTGTAACCGCTGTTGCCGTCTTTCATGACTTCAGGATTCAGCACATCATTGGGGCTAGTCATGCCAATCATTGCCATCTTGTCGGCATCAAACCGTTGCATGGCAGACTGAACGTAGGCCAGGTTACCTTGCATCGCTTCAAATTCATAAACGTGTTTGGCAGGGTCAAATTTACGGTCAAGAATGAACATGGCAGACACGCCACGCTGGATTTCTTCAGCATCCACAAACTCAGGGTTAACACCAATTCTTGGAGTTGAAGATTGCATGGCAAATGCCATTTCTGCTCTGGCGATTGCCGTTGCATATTCCTGCATGGGCACAAGACGTTCAGCAAGGCTGTAACCGAAGAAATTGCCAACAATTGGCTTAGGGCACATGTTTGCCAAAGGAATGAACTCGACCTCTTTGGCGTAGATTACATAGCTTCCGGAAAAGCAGCACTCAATCAGTTCTTCCTGCCCATCGCCGTCAATGTCCCTACGAAGCCAAGCGGTAGTCAGCATAACAACACGGCTGTAGCGGTCAGCGCCTTGGGAGGCAATTACGCCTTGACCTGGTACTGGGGTTGAGTCACGGGCGTGGAGCGCCAGATCGTTTTCCAGTGCGCCAGCTTGGTAAGCACCGGCAGGGCCGTAGGCAGCATGGTCGGCAAACTTCTCGAGGTCGATGTACGGGAATTGTTCTTTGGCCTCATGGATTGTCATGGGGTCATAGAAACCACAGAAATCCTGATCTTGGATGGTGGAAATGGTGGGGTTACATACAAAGTAGTGCTGGGCAACGTGCTTAATTTTGACTTCAGTTTCATAGCCGGTCAGTTTGTATTCCGCACGGTAGATTACGTTGGCATTAAGGGTATCGGCAATGTCTGTGGCTTCTGGGCCTTGGGCCATTGTTTCTTGCATGGCTCCCTGCAAGTCCACATCGATCTTTCGCATGTTTTGACGCTTGGTGGTCAAACCTTTTTCGCCAGCCATGATTTCAAAAGAACGCAACTGATCCTTTGTGCCTTCGACCTGTTTATATTGGGTAATGGGCCGTCTATTAGGGGAAACCATAACAATGCCGTTTTTGTGCAAACAAGCATCTTGAGCCCAATCTCGAATGACCTGATACGAGTCATTTTTTGAGTTGATCATGTACTTGGTCATCTCAGTGGCTTGATTGGATTGATCAGAGTCCATCTCTGTAAATCGTTCAAACTCAAAGTTGACCTTGCCGTTTGGCATCAGGCACTTGGTAATGATGGCGGTGGCGTAATCAATGCCTGGAGCCACCACAGGGTGAATGTAATCAATACCTCGAATGGGTTCGGTCGAGTTTGAAATAGGAATGTTGAGGTAGTGATAGTCACTAAACCTGTTGTAGGTATTTTTGGATTGCGTCAATCGGAGGTAATCCACCATCTTGACGTAAATTTCATGAGCAACTTTGTTGATCAGATCTTTATTTCCGGACGGGCTTTCAATGCCTTCAACGATTACGTTCTGTTTATCTAACATTTTTGTTCCTTAAATTCGCTGAACCTTGCCTTCAATTGCCGCTGGACGGCGAAAAGCAAAAGAATTTGACCGGCTGACCTGGCTTTCACCGTGACCCTGAATCAAAGCAAGAATGCCGATTCTGGCTGAGTCAATGTGATCGTCTGGATCAGAAAATCTTCCCGCATCATCAATAGCGTAATTTCTACATTCATCCAAAAATGCTATGCAAGACTCGTTAATTCGGAAAGTCCCACGCTCCATACCCATTCGCATTATATTGATGCCGTATGCTTTGTGGTTGGTTACTTTACCTTGATCGTTTGGCGGGTTAAGAATCGCTCCCGATATGCAGTTAAGACCGTAGGAGTCCTCAAATACCTCTCTAACGGACTGCTCTGTGAGGGTATACCGCCCAGCCAATCCAGCATCATGCGGAAGCGCAATCGGAACATCTTTGGATTGGCGGTCAAGAAGGTAGTGAACATATTCATCCGGCGTTTCACCTGTGGGGATAGTAACTTGTCGATGGAGATAGATAATCTCTTCGACCGGATCTCTAAAAAAGAACGAGATAACTGTCGGGTCATTTTTGATTCCTAAGTCAAAGCCGATCAGGCGTTCAAGCTTTGGATTGTTTTGCAAATCAAGGTCAAGCGATTTGTAAATGGGCCAATTCAGGATTGGGAAGACCACACCTTTACCAACAAGCGGTATACCCTTCATTCGGCAGTCTCGCTCCCAAGGCATAAAGTCTCGCTCAAGCTGATCCCGTTCTTTTTGAGAAAAGAAATTTTCTCCCCATTCGTTAACATAAGGGACATCATCCCAAGTAACTCTCACATGGCAGTAGCCATCAATGTTGTCCCAGAACTTTCTTACGAGCCCTGAGAGTCCTTTGAGGGGGGTGAAAGAACAGATAACCTGTCCTTCTCGAGATGCTGTACGCACAACAAGCTCCGAGAAAATTTCGTCAGGTGGTTGTTCGTCAAGAAGGACGAGGTCGAGTTCAAAGCCTTGAAGGTGTCTAACTTGCTGGGTGTAGTTGGAGAAGTAGAGTTTGGACTTTCCTCCGCTGGCGTGCCAGACTTCAATGGCGAGGACATTCTGACCATCCGCTCGAATGGATTTGACATCAATTTTCTCCCGTGGAATAGAGCCCGATCCTAGCTTATAGGACTGCTTGATGTCATCGCAGCCAAGAATTTTTGACTGTAGCGTTTTTGCAACTTGCTCCCAAGACTCGCCGGTAGCCATAGCAATGATGGGTTTGTCCCAGCGTTTGCCGTCCCACCAATCTGGGTACATGCCGGTCAGGTGGTAAGCAACTTCAAAGGCAGACGCAACGGTCTTTCCGGATCGGTTGGCAGCAATCATTCCACGGCGGGTAAAGTCTTTGCCGGTTTTGAAAAAAGTAATTTGGTAAGGAAACGGTCGAAACCACTTGATGGCGTTGAATTGCATGTCTTCAGCAATCTTGTCTCTGGCAATCATCATTGCTCTGAGTTGATCGGCATCAAGGGATTTGGCGTGTTTCTTTCCACCGGCAAGCTTGACCAGATGTTTCAACGCCCGATCTTTGTAGAGCGGGAGTATGTAATTACTGGCTTCACTTTTTGCCATACTTGTCCCGAATTTCTAACAGGACTTCAGCAGCAGAAGCAAGGTAAAAAATGTCTTCAGCGTTGAATTTATGGTTGGTTTGCAAATCTTTCTGAAGCATCTCCAAAGACTTTCTGGCACATACTTCAGCCTGACTTGCAAGTCGATCTCTGAATACTACAGAGTAATCTTCCATTTACGCCCACGGGTCGGTGATGTTTTTTGAAGAAGTTGCACTAATGGCTTTGTCGATCATGCGCCAAATGCCGCTACCTTTTTCGCCTGAACAATACAAGTACAAGCCACGGCCTTCTTTTGTATATGTGCCATCAGGACGGCGCACAACCAATTCTTCAGTGCGGGGATCCATCCAAGAATAGCGTTCAGGCACTTCTTGCCCATACTTGTTGATCTTTGTGCCAACAGCAATCTGTTCAAGCGGCCCCATGATTTGATAGGTAATCAAGCCGTTGTCGTATTTCCAAAAATTGATTTGGACTTTCTTGTCACCCTGTGGATCTTGCGGGTGGGGCATATTGAATGCGCCAAAGAAATTAACACGATTTTCAATGGGAGGCAAATCTTCGCTGCGGGGTGGCAGCTTGCGTTTTTCGTCAACAGGAATTTGTTCTTTCTTGTCAACATAAGGGTTGTCTGAAGTGATGTACTCAGCCGGAACTTTCTTACCCTCAAGGGCGTTCTTCGCAACAATGTATTGATCTTCTTTTGGTTTGCCAATGAGATCCAGAGCAATCTGGGTACGGTCATAAACAAACTGTGCAAGATCTTTAGCCGTGGGAAGATCAGCCTTGAGGGCTTCTATGTCATACGTTGCCATACTTTACCTTTTAGACGTTTTTTGGAACTGAGGGTTGGGTGAACTTGCCGCTGTTACGC